GCAAAAGGAATACTTGCTTCTACTATGAAGGAAGAAATCAGTGAATTAGTAAAAGAATCGCTTTCTGAGGAGGAGGAGATTGAATTAGTTGCAATGGAAGAAAGTTCAGAAGAGGAAAAAGAGTCAGAAATGGCTGAACAAGAAATGGAACTTGACATTGATGACGAAGAAGATGAAATGGACATGGATATGGACATGGATTCTGATGAAGATTCGGAAATGGAAGACGAAGGCGAAGGAATGGACATGTTAATGATGGACTTACCTGGCGACGAGTTGGAAGTTGACGATGAAGAAGAAGTTCTTTTACCACTTGACTTAACAGGTGCATCTGACGAGGAAATCTTAAAGGTTTTCAAAGCTATGGGTGAAGAAGACGGAATCATTGTTACACAAGACGGTGGTGATGTTACACTTAAAGATGAAGATGCTGATGTTGAGTACAAAATCCAAATGGAATCAGAAGAAAAAATGGAAGAAATGGACGAGGAAGTATCTGAAGAAGATATGGACGAAGTTGTTTATGAAATTGAGGTTTCTGAAGAAGATGAGGAATTGGAAATGGATACAAAAGTAGACATGGACGAAGAGTGGAAAGAAGAAGCTGCTGAAGGTCAAGGTTATGATGACCGTGAAGACGAAAGAGAAGGAATGAAGCATGGTAAAATTTCTAGTAAGGATTTAGATTCTGAAAAGGCTAGAAGAGACGATGCACATTTTGAAGTTAGAGAAGAGGATGACATGGAAGAAGGTGAAGCAACTGAAGGTATGGTGAGAAGTCACGCTGCTGGACAGAACGCATCATCTGACAAATCTAAAGGTTTACCAAGACCTCACTCAGTTCCTAACAAGGCTCGTTTGGGTGAAAATGCTGAAAAAGAAATTCAACAACTTAGAGAAAAGAATGAAGAGTACCGTAAGGCACTTAACATTTTCAAAGAGAAATTGAATGAAGTTGCAGTATTCAACTCTAACTTGGCTTACGCTACACGTTTGTTCACAGAACACACAACTACTAAGCAGGAAAAAATCAACATCCTTAGAAGATTCGATTCAGTTGAAACGTTGAAAGAATCTAAAGGTTTGTATAAGACTTTGAAAGAAGAATTTGATGCTAAGACAGCGGCAACAATTTCAGAATCAGTTTCTGAAAAAGTTTCTAAGACACCAGCTAAAGGTTCATCTGCAAATCTTATTGAATCTAAGACATATGAGAATCCTCAGTTTATGAGAATGAAGGATTTGATGTCAAAAATTATCAAATAAATAAATTATCCTTAAAAAAATATTACAATGGGAGCATTATTAGAAAGCGGTCTTGTAGGTAACATCGGTCTTAAGCACTTGAAAGTTATCAAAGAAGACACAATTAACAAATGGGACAAATTAGGTTTCCTCGATGGATTGAAAGGTCACATGAGAGAGAACGTTGCACAGTTGTATGAGAACCAAGCTTCTCACTTAATCAACGAAGCATCATCAGCGGACGGTTCAGGTTCATTCGAAACTGTAGTTTTCCCAATCGTGAGAAGAGTATTCTCAAAATTATTAGCGAACGATATCGTATCTGTTCAAGCTATGAACTTACCAATCGGTAAATTATTCTACTTCGTACCAATGATTCAAAAAGGTGCGAGCGCAGGAGCACACAGACAACCATTCGGCGCACCAGGTAACACTGACGGTGTAAACGCTGGTTACGGTGATGAAGGTTACGCAAAGAACTTGTATGACCAATTCTACGAAGGTGAAGTACCTAACTCAGACCCAGCAGGTTTGTTTGACTACTCTAAAGGTGAGTACTCAGCAATCACTAAGGCTATGACTAACGTAGTATGGAATGGTTCTGACTTGGACGTTGCGGCTGCTACTGACTACACAGGTAACGTAAGAAACGTAATCGTTGCATTGTCAGGTTTCTCTTCTGCAGGTGCTGGTAAATTAATCGGTCCTGACGGTCAAGAAATGGATACTGAAGACTTCTTGGCTTCATTAGAAGTGTACATTGGTTCAACTTACTACAACTTCAACGTGGTAACACAGAAGTACGGTAAAGGTATCGTTGAATACGGTTCTGAGCAAGCTACTACATTCTACAGTGGTTCTTACCCAGGTCCAGGTGGTTCTTATGATAACATCTGTTCTGCACAAGGTATCATCTACTTATCTGTAGACACATCAACACCAGCTGCTTTTGGTTCAACTTCAACTGACGGTTACACAGGTTCTACATTCTCTGTGGCACCTACATTCACTGCATCTTACAGAGTTTACAAGACTTTGGAATTTGAAGATGCAATTGGTGAAGTTTCTTTTGACTTACAGTCTGTAACAGTTTCTGTAACTGAAAGAAAATTAAGAGCACAATGGTCTCCAGAATTGGCACAAGACGTTTCTGCATTCCACAACATCGACGCTGAAGCTGAATTGACAGCTTTATTGTCTGAGCAAGTGGCTGCTGAAATCGACCGTGAAATCTTAAGAGACTTGAGAAAAGGTGCTGCATGGTCATTGAGATGGGATTACAACGGTTGGAAGAGAGTTTCTAACGGTTCAGTAAACTACAACCAGAAGGATTGGAATCAGACGTTGATTACTGCAATCAACCAATTGTCTGCTCAAATCCACAAATCAACTCTTAGAGGTGGTGCTAACTGGATTGTATGTTCTTCTGAAATCTCAGCTATCTTTGATGATTTGGAGTACTTCCACGTATCAAACGCGGCTCCTGACCAGGACCAGTACAACATGGGTATCGAAAGAGTAGGTACATTATCAGGTAGATATCAAGTATATCGTGACCCTTACTTCCCACCTAACCAATTGTTGTTAGGACACAAAGGTTCTTCTTTGTTGGATACAGGTTACGTTTACGCACCATATGTACCATTACAGTTGACTCCAACTATGTACAACCCATTCAACTTTACACCAATCAAGGGTATCATGACTAGATACGCTAAGAAAATGGTTAACAACCGTTTCTATGGTGTAATCA